TATTTCAGTAAATCTTCCTAATAAGTTTTCATCTTGAACTATAGAATATGTTTTTTTATTATCCTTTTTCAAAAACTCTTCTGGACTCCAACCCTCAATTTTACCTAACTTTGTTTCAGGTGATATATTTAATGACATAATACAAGACGGATACATAGAAGTAATATCTAAATCATATACCCAATTATGTTTACCTTTTATTGGATCTTGTACATATGCACCAACAAACTTTTTATCTGAAAATCTTTTTGGTCGAGTTGGTTTATTTGGTGCAATAATATTTTTCTTCTTTAAATAAACTAAAATAGCTCCCTCTAAATAACGAGAACTCATAAATACATCTTCATACGGACAATGACCTAAATGTGCCAAACCTCTAGCTATTTCAATAAAATCTAATTTATCATCTATCTTCTTAACCAACTTTACGTCTTGCAAGTTATACTCTACAAACTTATCTAACTCATTTTCATATAAATCATTAAGTGTACCTTCATATTCAACTTTCTTTTCACCCACTTCATAATCACCAATAGCATCTAACCTATATGATGAACGTTCACTAAATGTAAATCTTTTATATAATGCAAGATAATCTAAAATACTAACACCTGCTATTTTATATCTATTCTGAAAATCACTCCATTGAACTTGATTGATGGGTGATAATACACTAGCAATATCCTGTCCAACTATTTGAACAGCTCTATTATACAAGTAAGGTACATCAAAAAACTCAACATTCCAACCTGTTAATATGGTTGGTTGTATTTCCATATATTTTCTAAAAAATGCATTTAACAAATCATATTCATCTCTGAATGATTCTATAGTGTCATCACTATTATTTTCTTTCAATTTATTAGATGGGTCTAATACATAACAAAAATATTTATCTAACAATGGATCATTAAATGCTATAGAAGTTATCTTATTTTGTGCTTTTTTAACATCTGGAAACCCATCTATAACTTCCACCTCAATATCAAATATCATTGTACGGTGGTTTAATGATACATCATCTGAATCTGTATAATTATCGACTAGTACTCTTATTTCAGGATTTACATCAGATTCAAACAACTCTGGTTGTTCTTTATCCCATTTATTAATTCTTTTTAATTTATCCCCATATAAGGATATATAAGTACCAGCTCTGTTTTTAACATAAGCGTACTTTTTATAACGAAAGGTATGATAACCTGCTTTATCATCCCAAATGTGCATTTTGTTTACTCTTCTGTCATAAAAGATATTTTGATACATTTAGATTATAAAATCCCTATTTTCGATATTAGAATATACGAAAAAAAACCTATATTTGTCAAGTCTTTTTTTGTTTTTTTGAGTAGTAATTAAAGGGGCCAGGTAACTTAGTTAAGCGTTACTTATCACCTAGCCCCTATAATACTATTTTAGAAATTAACAGTTAATCCTAAGTTAAAGTATCTTGGTGTACCAAGAAATACTTCAGCGTTGTGAGCTGCGTGTACTTTATCACCATAAGAATTATACTTACTATGGTCAACTGCGTCTTGTACATATACCGCATCAAGTGCATTGAATACGTGACCTGTTAATGCCATATCTAAACCACCAATTTTTGGTAGTTGATATGAAGCATGTAAATCAAGTCTATTATATGCTGGTGCCATCCAAACTTGTTCTCTATCAGCGTTTGTATCATCACCATCATATTCACGAGCGTCTGGACTCCAATCAGAATAGTTATTCTCATACATTTTGTAAACACCTGACATTGTTAACCCTTTTACGGGTGTTAATGTAGCACCTAAAACATATGATGTTTGAGGCATATCACCTACGAATAATCCATCAAGAGCATAATCATAAGGTGTAGTTATTTGTCCTACTACCTGACCAGCTTCATTGAATTCATCTTCTTGATAGTTACCACTTGCATCACCTGCGAACTTCCAAGTTCCGAGACTGACAGCTGCATTTAAACTAAGCATATCACTTATCTTAGTATCAGCTTCTATTTCAAGTCCCTGGTGTTTCTGATCTATTCCACTTAGGAATATAACATCAGTATCACCACTTGAACCTTGTCCTGTGGTTACAGATTTAGTTAGGTTTCTATCTTTCCAATCCATATTATATACATTCGCTTTAACTGCGAAGTTTTGAGAACGGAAAGAAACACCAGCTTCTGAACTAACGAATACTTCATTAGCAGGATCAGAAGCAACCGTACCATCATAGTAGATTACATTATCCATAATTGGTGGTTTTTCAACTATACCAAAATTACCAAAGATACTAACATTATCATCAATATCATACATAGCTCCACCTTTGAACTGAGAAGTAATAATAGCATCAGCGTTTACTACTTCATTAGCTACAGTAAAATGATCTTGATAAGAATATTTAATACTTGATAATCCACCCATACCATATAGGTTAAGTTTATCTTTAGTATAATTACCTTGTACGAATCCACCGATCCAATCAACAGTTGTTGAATTGTGATAAGCGATTATATCACCTAACCCAACTCTTTTACCATCTGGTGCATTATCATCAGCAAAATCCATATAGAAATCACCACCCATTAAATCACGAACTTCACGAGCGTGTTCTATACCAGCTGTTCTCCAATCTAAACCAACTTGTAGTTCTAATTCATCACTAACTTCATAGTTAAGTTTTGAAATCAAACCATAAGTGTTTTGACGATTGATACTATTACGAAGAATACCAACTGATTGACCAGCTTCTCTATTAATAGCTTTCTTATCTACATATACTACTGAATCAGTACCAGAGTTCATAGCTACAAGAGCATTCCAATCACGTGTCCAAGGACTACGACCATAATAAAATTTATAGTCCTCTCCACCTAGAACACCATCAGCATCCATTGTAGGAATCTTACCATATGTACCTGTTCCACCACCTGAACCACCACTCCAATAAAGAACTGATGAGATACTTGTTTTCTCATTAATGTTCATATAATGATTAAGATTTACAAGAGGTTTATGAAAGAAGTTTTCTCTTTCATTTAGGAAGTTAGGATTATATCTATCGACATTTCCTCCGCCGAATAATCCACCCTCACCATACATATACCAATATTGTTTACCTTTATAATCTGAACTGATTGGTGACCAGTTTTGATTAAAGAATCTACCAACATCTTTGAACTTACCATCTTCACCAAGTGCAGTTTCATCATATCCTTCTACACTTGCAGCGAAATCAGCATCGTATGCACCGATGTTTTGTTTATATAGATTCTGTCCATGACGTTGTGGAGCTCCGACTGCATATAATTCGAATCTGTTATCTTCATTAGCTTGATAACTAGCTCCCATATAATACGCCCAAGCGTCTGTCCACGTTTTGTCAATGACACCATCACCAGTCTTACGAACAACTGTACCACTTAAAGCGAATTTGTCATTCATAAGTCCTGTATTCCAATTAAGAGTTGACTTCAGGAATCCACCTGCCCCAACTTCTTGTTTATACTTACCACCTTTATTATGTGCAGCAGGATCAGTAATAATGTTTATAGTTCCACCAATTGAAGGTGTTGCTAAATTAACGGCACTTAATCCACGTTGCATCTGGATAGAAGCTGCAGCATCACCTACACCATCCCAGTTAGACCAATAGACCCAACCGTTTTCCATATCATTCTGCGGAACACCGTTGATCATTACAGCCACGTTACGTTGATTAAATCCACGAACATTAATACGTGCATCACCTGCACCACCACCTTGATGAGTTGCATATACACTTGGTGTAGTATTCAAAGCCATCGGAAGATCTTGTGAACCAAGACGCATTTCCATTTCTTCTTTACTAACCGTTGTGTATGCAACAGGTGTTTTTTCGTCAGCTCTTGAAGCAAGAACTTCAAGTGCGGACATCTCAACTACGGTAACTAAAAGTCCAAAGTTGAGAGTTACATCACCACTAACATCAATAGATTTAGTAGCGGATGTATACCCAATAGATGAGGCTGTAACTGTATAAGAACCTGGTCCGATTTTAATGGTATAAACACCATCTGCATCAACTGCAGCACCTAAATCAGTTCCATTGACAACTACATTAGCTCCAACCAGGGGTTCACCTGACTCTGATGTTACTGTACCACTTACACTTTGTCCATAAATGAACATAGGCATAAGTAGAGTTAACACCATTGAGTATAGATTACGTTTTTTCATAAAACGTCTCCTTGTTGTTTGTTTTTGTTTATGACGCATTTTTATTCAGGTGCGTCAACTGCCTGTTTTTACCCACGAGGTCTTTTAGGTATGTGAAGTCTTTACTAATTTGCATAATCTTGGTCATCATTATCTCCAGTCATTGGTACTATCTCACAACTATCATTGTTACAAAACTTATCTATTTCAGCTTCTTCGTTTTTAATAACACCAAATGATAACTTATTAAGTTTTTTAGTTTGTTTTTTATAAACTTTTTCATCTATTGCCTCATATGGCATTTGTGGATAAGCCCCATAATCGTGTCTCGGTAATAGTGAAATTCCTTTTAATCTGTATTGAAAATAATTCAACACATATGGTAGTTCTTCAGCTTCTGTTTCAGGGTTGAATGTTGCTGTACAACTTACTTGGTTATCTGCCCAATGTCGTTGTAGAAAAGCGGCTAAACTGAATTGTTCCCAAATCGAAAGTTCAGCCGCAGTTCTAATCCCCTCACCTACATCTACAGGCACTTCAATAACCATTGTTGTATCTTCTGAACCAAAAGCTTCTTCTATTTTATATCCTGCTTTCTTTAATGGTTCAATTAATTCTGAATGTTTAGATAACCTAACTCTTCTTATATAAAATCTACTTTCAGGATAATGTAATCCAGGTGTTGCTCCTGCTAATAATGAAACTGTACCACTTGGTTTAACTGACGTAGTTTTAATTGATTTAGGTATTGCAAACCAATCAGAATACATACAATCCCAATCTTGTATTGTATCATATCCATTTTCCAACCAAGTTCTAAGTTCTTCTAGTCCACGATTAGTAATAAATTGTGCCACTCCACTTACACTACATCCAATTCTTCTATTCCTTAACATAACTCTGTTAGTATCTGACCAATGTGTTTTTCCAAGTGTTACAGATTTGGCATACAAATAAGCATATTTAAGTGTTCTTTGATAATCCTCTAATGAATCGTGATTATTTGGAAATGTTTCCACTAAACAACATAACTCATAACTCTCTAAAGATTGTTCTAAACAAGGATTACCACCTGCAACTCTATGATCTTTGTCATCACCACCATTTTTCATTCTTGAATAGTGTCTCATATTTTCTAACCAAGCAAGACCAGGTTCTCCATTATCAACAATTCTCTTTGCTACTTCTGTATAATCCATACCAAGTTCTGCGAAGATAGAGTTATTAGATGTCCACCCATACAATTCTCTATGTGGATTTACCTTATAATTTTTTAAATCTAAATATTCTTCATTATGTGGATCACCAAATACAATTTCGGCGGTTCTTCTAACATTACCTGCAACAACACATTTACCTATAAGGTTCATAATATCAACAATTGTAGTGATTGTTATTGGTTCTCCACTATTTTTTTCTAATACATTTCTAATATCTTCGTGAACGTCTTTTAATGGTTCTGGTCCTGAACTAACTCCTCCAAAACCTTTGATTGGTTCTCCTGCTTCTCTAATCTGATTATAATCAAATTCTATATGTGGTAATCCGTGAAAATAACTTTCTAGTAATAACCTTAATGATTCTACCCAACCTTCACGAGTATCGGGTATCATATAAATATCTTTGGGTCTATCACGATTAACACCTTTAATTATAATCTCTCCAGCACCCTTTGTATCAAACCCAACACCAACACCTAACATACTAGCATCCATAAGAAAACAAAATGGTTTTGCATAATCTTCTTTTAGTGTTTTAGTTGATACGAATGCACAATTGTTAAGTGCTGCATATAAATTCTTTTCTTCTGTAATTGGTGTTCCCATAGCCCATAACCCACGACCAGGTGGTAGGAACTTCATATTAAAAATTCTGTCGTACATTTCTTGTGCTGATTTTTGAGCTTGCCATGCATTCCAACCTAACTGATGTGAATCAATATGATTTTTTTGCATAGAATACGTTCCTTCTACAACTCGTTGTACAGTTTCCCACCATTTTTCATTTTTCCCATCTTCTTTAATTCTTGAATAAGTTCTCATATAAACTAATTCACCTAACCCATTAAAACCAAATGGTGCTTTTTTTCTTTTGTATTTGTTTATAAACTTATCAGATAACTTGAATTTTTCCATTCATACTTCTCCTGTTCTCATATAATCTTTTGCCGTAACATTCATAAATATAATATATATTCCTCTTAATTTAATAATTACTCAAATCCATCAACTTTTTTTTCCATATCTGCGTATTTATTTGCTAATTCTTTTCTCAGAAACTCTTGACTATTATCCATCTTACTTTGTGCATCTTTACCAAACTGACTACTACCCTCAAATATCTGAACTTGTCCAATATTTGTATTTATTGTAGCTGGATAAGTAACACCATCTATACCAAATCTATTTTTAATAACGTGAAATCTACCTGTATTAGCAATTTTATCTTCCACTTTTCTACTCATACTCATAACAAAGTCAGCAGTCATAACTTTACTATAATCTTCTGCAACTTTATCAGCACCAATCACATCCTCTTCTAATGCTGAACGATTAGCTTGAGAAGCAGTCCATATTGGTATTTCTAACTCACCAGCTAATCCTCTTAAATCTTCATATATGTTACCAAGAGCATGTCTCTTCTCTCTGAAGTTTCCTGTAGGCATTAATATATCAGCATAATCAACTATTACCATATCAGGTTTAGTTCCACTTAACTCTATTTGTTTCAAATGAGCTCCTATTGTTTGTACACTAGCTGCTTTTGTAGGAAAATATTTAATTAATAATTTACCAGGTAACTTCGATATCTTAGATTTAACGTCTTCTTTATAATACTTTATATTAGCTGTAGTTACACCACTAAAAATAGAATCATATCTTAAACCAACATAATTTTCATTTAACTCTAAAGTATAATGTATAATTGTCTTACCAATTCTAACCGTATCAGCACCCAACGCTTGTAATGTCCAAGATTTACCTATACCAGCTGGGGCCACAATAACACCCAACTCTCCAGCACCCAATCCACCATCCATAACATCATTAATTACATCCCAAGGTGTTGTAACTGTTGTTCTAGCAGATTCTTCTAACCTCAAATCTAATGATGGTATATAATCATGACCTAAATCTCTGGTTGTTCCAGCTTTCATAGCTTCATCAATAATAGATTTTATACCGTCATAATCTTTATTTTCTAATAACTCTACAGAATCTAAAATAGCACCCTTTAATGTTTGATTTTTACAAAAATCAAGTGTTTCTGATTGTACAAATTCTAAATCAGTAGCTTCAACATTTTTCCATACTTCTCTTAATTTATCTACAACACCAACCTTTAATATATCATTGTCTATTTCATCTATTTTATATTTTATAACTTCAAGTGTTGGTTGTTTTTTATACTCATAGTAATAATCTTTAATTGTCTTAACTAACCATTTATTTGAATCTGAATCAAACATAGATGGATTCAATATATCACTAATAGTTTGAATAAACTTCATATCAGATAAAAGTGATGCTATAATTTTACTCTGAAAAGAAGTTCCAAATTGTGTTAACTTTTCACTCATTTCGTAACCTTACAATTTCTTTTTCTATTTTCTTATTGAAATAGTAAGTATAAATATGTTTAACTTTTGTGTTCCTGTAAAAAATATTTTTATCACCACTTTCAAATCTTCGTTTTAATTCTCTACCATATGGCCTTTTATCTTGATTCAATGAACGAGAATGATATTTTTTACCATCAACCATCAATACTCTACCTGGTGAAGTAGTTCCTAAATAATTAAAATTGGTTGCTTTATAAATCACGCCCGTATGACCTTCCTCTTCATCTGCAAATGAAACTATTACCTCTATATCTGTATTCTTTTTTAACCATTTAAAAGTTTGTCCTATAAAATAACTTTCTGTATTTTTTGGTGTATCATCAATACAAACTAATCTTCTTAATTCAAAACATTTATCAGGATTAATCGGATTATATTTTTTTGAGGTGTGTGGCATAGAAGGCATAGCATACATCATAGCTCCTATCATCTCTGGTAAGCCAAACTTACCATCTCTATATAATCCAAAATGATAATAAGATTGAATACCATTAACATTATGTGAATAGTGGTGTTTTTCAATAAAACTAACCACAGCATTTCTTTGTACAAGTTCAACAGTAAAATCAGTTACCTTCATGCGTTTTCTCTGCATAATGATTTAACTGATTAAAATTAGTTAATAGCCAACTAGTTACATTTGGAAATGTAGTAAATAACTTATCTTCTAAAAACATAGTTTGAAATTTATATTTTATTAATCTATTAATTGGAGCGTTTACTTTATCTATTATTTTAGTTTTTGTAGTACCTGAAATATCTACATCTGATAATTGCATTAATTTATAATTCAATTCTATAACATCTTTTGATTCTGGTAACTTATTAATAACTTCGTCTATATTAACTATACGATTCTCACTCAAAAATGGTAATTTTTTTTGTATAGTTTTCAATCCTAAACCTTTAACACCTTTTATGTTATCTGACTTATCACCATCTAAAACTCTATACCAAATAAGATTATGAGATGATATACCATACTCATCTAATACAGCAGATTCATCATACATTTTCTTTTTGGTAGGACTCCATATTTTTATCCTACCATTAGCTAACTGAAGAAAATCTTTATCTGTAGACATAACTGTAATTTGAGATTCA